CCATTTACATCTTGCAGGGTAATGTTTTGACCTGCTTTGAACGATTTAAAGTTTATTATATTATTTATGGAGCTTTGTATCGTGGATAATCCAGAACCAGTAGTGTTAGCTACTGTGGATGAAGATAAACTACCATTTGCAACTTGTAGATATCTGTCTAGATCATCTTGTGTTACAAAGTTGGCGTTAGCTACTTGTAAGTATGCATCTAAAGTAGACTGTGTTACAAACGCGGTGCTGTTAGCTACCTGTAGATAATTATCAAGTTGATCGCTTGTTACTGATCCAGCGTTAGCAACTTGTAAGTATCCATCTAATGTAGACTGGGTAACAAAGTTTGCATTAGCTACCTGCAAATACCCATCAAGTATATTTTGTGTAATAAAGTTTGCATTTGCAACTTGCAAGTATGCATCTAACTGTGTCGTAGTTGCAAACCCAGTACTATTAGCAACTTCAAGATAATTGTCCAATTGACTACTAGTCACTGAACTAGCATTGGCAACTTGAAGATAATTGTCTAACTGACTTTGAGTTACAAAGTTGGCATTCGATACTTGAAGGTAGTTGTCAAGCTCCGATCGTATTACGAAAGCACCAGTATTAGATACTTGTAAGTACTTGTCAACCTTGTCTTGTATTAAAGGTTCGGCATTGGCAACTTGTAAGTACTGGGTTAGTTGATCAGGGGATACCGAGCTAGCATTAGCTACTTCAAGATATCTATCAAGAGTATCCTGGGTTACAAAGTTGGCATTGGCGACTTGCAGATAGCCATCTAATTGTGTCGTAGTTGCAAACGCTAAACTATTGGCGACTTGTAGATAGTTATTAAGTTCGGAACGCTGTACTAGCGATGTAGTATTAGCTACTTCTAGATACTTATCGACACTGTTTTGTATTAATACGCTGGCGTTGGCTACCTGTAAGTATTTGTCGACCTTATCTTGTATCAATATGTTAGCATTCGATACTTGAAGGTATTTGTCAACGTTGTCTTGTATTAATAAGTTAGCGTTTGCTACTTGAAGGTAGTCATCAAGAGTAGACTGGTTCAATGCCTCTTGACCGTTGATAAACAACGATCCGCTAATATACAGGTCCTTCCAATTACGTCCAGGATTACCTAGGTTGTAGAAGTTCGATGTTACAGGAGCCGCATTACTTGATATCTGAGTAAAGTCGACAATTGTCTGGTTGTTAGAATTATTAAATTTATCGAAATCAGATCTAGAAACACTACCGTTTGCCGCTACAGGCGCTGTTCTGATAGCACCTTTTTGGGTAATGATAATAGCTGTAGCATTGGCACCGGGTACGGTGTCTGGTATAACTGCTACTGATCCTGTAGGTTCATCAACCTTTAACTGCGCAGATCCAAGGAAAATAGTGTTGCCAGTTAACCAAAGTTCTTTCCATCGCATCTCCGGACTACCAATCCGGTATAGATTGTTAGCGGCGGGTAGTAGATCGCCTACTACTACTGGATCGCTAAACTGAAACTTTTGTGTTACTGTATTATATCTTAGAAACTTGTCACCATCGAGAGTGGACATATCGATGTCGTCCAATCCCGCTAGTCTTACTTCACCACCACCTGAGGAGCTTCCTCCACCAGAGGCATAAGCCATTCGTGTAATTTGAGAGGATATGTTCTTAGTAAATTGATCAAAATCAGCAATGATTTTGGTCTTAAATGGCTCTATGTCGGGTGTTTTACCGTCTTTTCCAGGTTTACCCTCTGGTCCTTGCTTACCTTCTGGTCCTTGTAAGCCTTGTGGACCTAATGGGCCAGTGGGGCCTGCAATACCCTGCTGTCCCTGTGGTCCAGCTATACCTCTAGAACCCTTTTCACCTTTTGGACCTTTGGGGCCCTTTGGGCCTACGTCACCTTTTTCACCTCTAAAAACCTGTATAGGTACAGGAGATTCTAGTTCGTCGAGTTGCAGGTATTTCGTACCGGACTGATCGTCTATAAGATTCTGCAGTTCAGTATAAAGTTCTTCTGAAAGTGCTTTTTTGGTTTTACTGTTCTCTTTTTTAAGAACACCAAGTAGAGCGGCTAGAAGTTTGGCCTGATCAACTTCATTCATCATCATCCTCGATGTTTTCAGAAGCCATGGAATCCATGAACCTAGTCATACTTTCTACTAGCTTTTTCTCTTCATCACTCATCGTGGCTTTGGGTATAAACTCTTCTTGTTGATCTTGATCTTGCTGAGGAGGTTCATCCCGTTGGCCTGCTCGGTAATTTACAGGACCACCTAATCCGCCTTCGTCATCCATTTCCTGACGTTCAGCATCAATCTCTTGATCAACTTGCTTAATATCGTCTTCAGTCATCATAAGAATATTTTCGCGAACCCATTTCATAGAGTAGTACTTACCTACCAATGGATCAATCTCACCAGCAAGCCTGAGACGCTCGGTCATTATCTCAGAGTTTTTAAGTTCAGAAAAGTAATTGTCTTCTTTGAAGTCATAGTGAATAGTGTTTCTCATTTGCTCCCAGTCTGCTCGTGTAAGTACGCCTTTAAGCACTAATTGAATCTCAAGCAGGCCATCAAATAAATGAGTAAATCTGTTACGAAGTCGTTGTACAAACTTGTTAAACTTAATCTCGTCTCTTGTAATCTCTGAAGCTCGACCAAGGTTAAATTGATTGTCAGCTTCCATTCGAGTTACTGGTACGTTAAGTGACTTGTACAACTTTCGTCGGAAGTAATCTACATCTTCCATTTCACCTAGGTTTTGACCACCAGGCAAAGTCGTTATCTCCGTGCCTCTACCGCCGTCTCTGCGCGGTAACCAGAAGTCCTCCAACATAGTCATGAACTTACGATCATCGCGTACTTCGCCTGTAGCAGCGTCATACACCAGCTTATTCTTGTGTTTAACCATCATGTCTCGAAGATACTGTTCTGCCTTCATCTTTGGCAGGTTACCAACGTCAATATAGAAGATTCGACGTTCTGGTGCTCGAGCAAGTCTGTAAATTACTGTTGCGTCCTCCAGCATTCTAAGCTGGTTAAGAGGCTTAATAGCTTTGTGCAAGTGGCCAAGGATCATGTTGTTACGTGAATCCATTAGACCACTGTGAATATGACTAATGCTGTCTGGAGCGATCTTAATACCTTGAGTAGCAGAAGACGTAATACCTTTTGGATTATACAAGTAGTATTCTTTCTGCTCTTTATTGTAAATGGTAGCGCCAGTACGAGGGTCCTTTGACTTTACTTTTTCTCGTACTTTACGAATCTTACGTGGATCAATGTATCTAAGTTCTCTAATACCTTCTCGTGGATCCTTTTCGTTGATGATAATGTGGTGATAAATTCTACCATCTACATACCAACGTCTAAAGATGTCATAGCCTTTGTTGCTAAAGTCCAGCATTTCAAGAACAGTTTCAAACTCTTCTCTAATCTTGTTTTTAATGGTGTTGGGTTGCTTTAGATCATCCAATACAATTTCGATTGGATTCTGATCATCTATTACAATTGCTTCGTTCACAACGTCCTCTACAGCAGAATCACACTCTGGCTGAAGTGACATTTCACGATATCTTGATACTAATTCTGCTTCTGACTTGGCGGTACCGTCCATGTCGACAAAAGTACCATAGGAACCACCAGGCGCTATTTCAATAGCACCATCGTCTTGTTGGGGGGGTACAAAGGTTTTCAGATCTTCTTTACTTTCTTGATCTGCCCTTGTTATATTGAATCCGAAAAGCTGCACTATGTTGTCCTCAGAGAATAAAAAAGGAGGTCGAAATATTTATCGACCTCGTCAAAAACAGTGTTGAGTCAAATCGCAAAGATTTTAGAAGCACCGTCAGAGAATTTCACAGTGATGTTGCCACCATTGGGAAGAACAGGGAGTCCAGTAGCAGTATCAATGTAAGCTACCAATCTGGAATCTGCTTGTCTGGTACCATCATTTTCTGCATCACCGGTATTGTGATACAAAATTAAAGCCTCACAGTTAGCGCCGGTAACAAAGGGAAACTCAACGTCAGCTGCGTCAAAAATCCCATCAGTAATAGTTTTACTAGTGAGATTAGCCGTAGCAACTACCGAAGTGTTAGGAACATTGGATCTAAATTCGTGCGAAGCACTAAAGGTGTAGACATCCGTGTCTACCAATGCGATTGTGACTACATTAGATGACAGATTTAATTCACCGCCAAGCAAAGCCTGCTTGGCTTTTGTAAAAAGCTGATTAGCCATCTAACTGTCCTTATTAATTTACACCAGACTCTTGGTGCTCCCACCAGTCGTATGCAAATGTAATTGAAAATTCCTCAATCGCTTCAGCTTCCCAAGCAAGATCAATAGGAGATACAGCAACTGGGTATAGACCATCAAACGTGTAAGTTTGAATTACGCCACCTTCTTTGCTATATTGCTTTACTCGCGCTTGAGCTTTGTACTGAGATGGATTAGTACCATATTGATTCAGGTTTTCTGAATGATTGTTAATCCTGTGACTCCAGTTTTCCATTGCATTACGGATCTTAAAGTCTTCATCATTCATTACTGTTACAGTCCAGTCATCAAACGTGCGGTTACCAGCAAGTTTAACCTGACGGCCAAAGTAAGGAACAATTACAGTACCAAGTGTTGACTGTGGAATTTGTCCTGCTCGTACCATAAAAGGAGACTTGGAGATCAGATCGCCACCGTTCAGAGTACCACCCTGTGGTTGGAACAATTGGATCTCGAACAGAGAGGGACGGGCCCCTCCCTGTGCAAGTTCACCCCTAAAGGTGTTTACGTTAAAAGCCATTTTTATTCTCCCTTATTATCCGAACTGACCGACGACTTCTTCGAACTCGACACCAGTTCTTACGGCAACAAAGTTAAGCTGAATAAAGTTGATCGAACGAGCTGGCTTGACGTAAATATCTCCGACAAACTCATTTCTATCAATGATTTCTGGAGTGTTGTTTGTTTCGTCACAAACTACTCGGAAATCAGTGATACCTCGTCGACCCTGTACATCTCTCAGGAAGGGCTCAACCAAATTGACAAACTGTGCTCTAGTAAATTCATCGTTGAATTCGAACAGGCTTTGTCTAGCTGCGATTGCAATTGCTTTTTCTAGGACAATAAACAATCTACGTACGTTAATGCGATCAAATGCACTGGGGTGTCCAAGCAACGTCTTATCGCCAAACAGGATCGTGCCTTCGCCTGGGAAAGTAGTTACTGGGTTTACACCGTTCTTGTACAGTTGATCTCGCTCAGTCTTATTAGGATTAAATGCAAGACTAACTACGTTCTTGATACGGCCGCGGGTAAGACCGGCTGGTGAGTACCATGGATCCCGTACTTGATCTGTGCGGGCCATTGTACCAGCGGTATCGCCATTCAATGGTACCCAACGGTACTGATCATTGTACTTATCGTACTGATACTTGTAACCGCTATCCAAAACTGCGTAAGAGGTTGATGGAAGAGTGTTTCTAAACTCAATAATATCATCAATCTCTGCAGAAACGTATGAAGTATTGTTTACTACATCAGCCTGTTCGGGCGAGATGCATACAACACAGTCTTTTCTGTACTCAGCAATGTTGTTGATCAAGTGAATTGCTGTAGCGGACGTAGATGATCCAGCAATAAGCAGTGCAATGTCAACTTCTTCAGCAGACTTAAACAAGTCATAAGCAGTTTGATATTGACCTGCAGAACCAGCTGATCCGTCTGCACCACCCGCAAGTGAGTTTGTGATAGGTGTATTACCACCACCAAAAGCTGTGCCGGATGCAGCAGATCCTGCATTAGTTATTCCTGTTCCGTGCTCACCCCACCACAAGTATTGTGACTGACGGTTAATTTTTTCAACATAGTAATTTGTTGATCCATCTTCACTCTTAGCATCAGAAGCCTTTGATACAGCATCAAATACTTCGATTACTTGACCCTTGACGTTGGTCCACTCACCATCCTCGTCGATGACTACAACGTGCATTTGATCGTTTGTTCCGCCTCGAGTAGTGGCCCAAGGTGAGGTACCAGGTGCAGCTGTTACAAAATCGTAGTATTCCCAACGACGATTAAGAGCAGTAGAAGCATTTACGGTATTTCCAGTGTATGACTTGGTCAGTACAACTGACAGACCATCACTTGCTACGGAAGCTACCTTAAAAATGTCTTTATCTGGACCAAGTTGCAGCAGGTCGCCGGTTGAAATAACAGCAGCTTGGTTTGCAGAGAATACTACTCCGTTATTGCCGTTAACTACAGTATAGTTACCAGACAACGTAGATTCAAATGCAGTGTTACTTGGGCAGATAGAATACTTGAGTGAGTTACCTAAAGCACCTGGATATTTCGCGGCAAAGTCACCTGCACCAGTAATCCCAGTTGAGTAGTTGGCATCGTAATCTTCTTCGCTCTTAACAAGGATAGAAGTGTTTGCAAGTCCGTTAGCATTAATCAAGCCAGTGTTATTGATACGAACTGTATGCAACGTGTCAGAATATGCTAGGAAGTTAGCAGCTGTAAAGAAATCCTTAAAGTAAGTTCCGTTTGGTTTTTGGAACTGACCTACAAGTTGAGCTTCGTTGCTAATAAGTACTCGTTGCTCAACTGGACCCCAACGGAACTGACCGGCAAAGCCGCCAGCTGTCGTTTGCACTGCAGGAACAATCGCTGTGAGATCAATCTCACTTACATTGACTCCTGGAGAAATCTGGAAGGCCATTTTTGTCTCCTCGTGGTTTTTGTTTCTCGTATATTTATAATTTTAGAAGTCTACGACGTCCTCGACGTCATACTTGTAACCTAGAGGACCAATAGTATCTTCTGCATGGTAAACATCGTGACCGTCATTTACTATACCGAATGGTAAAACATCATCTTCAATCATTTTTTGATTTTCTTGGTATAGACGACTGCGGACATCGTTATCAGTAAGTTCGATAAAGAAGTCTTGCCTTACTAACCACGAAAACAAAACGGCACACATTACTAGGTCATCATGATGACCTTCTTCAGCTTCATAGCTGTTTCTCTTATTTATGAAAACTGAAAGTTCCTGTAACAGGTCGTAATCATTAAGTATAATCTTATCATTTTCAACTACATCTTTTAGATGCGAACAACCAACTCTTTTAACAGTCTTAGTCGTCTTCACTCCAAGTTGGATGCGATGTGAAAAGCCGCTGCCAACTTGTTGTCCACCTCTACCTCTTACACTAGTAGATAGTATATTTTCATATTCAAGGTCCTGCTGTATAATGCTTGCAACGGTTTCGCCAAGATCATTTAATTCAACTAACACAAACGCATTGTTATACATGGTAGCTGCATTAACAATAACATCTGGATAGAACATTGGTGAGATTTCTTTTGATCTATACTTACCTACTATCTTATAGGGCATTTCTGTGACATCAAACACCAAGAAAGCGCTATAATCCAATCCAAGGCCTCTAGCCGAGTCTACTGTTATTACATATAGTCTATTAGGCTTGGGTTTCTCGTAAATATCGAACCCGTTACGAGTTTTTATTGGATGGATGAAGGGTATTTGAGCTAGCTTTCTGCCATCGATAAGAGTCGCAGTGCTTCCAAGGAACTCACATTCAAATTCTTGTCTGAATTGCTCTTCGCTGGTATTCTTGATTGTGTCCTTTTTCCATTTCTCATCTCTACCGGGCACATCAGACCAATGCACACCATGTCTTACATAATCGTTGTTACCTTCTTCACTGTCTACCCAAATCTTATAGAACATATTCATTCCATTTGGAGTAGATGTGATTAATACTTTAGTAGTAGTACCGGATGAAATAGTTGGAAATACTGAAGCAAAGAATTCTTCTTGAAGATTGTTTGGTACAAACGCAAATTCATCAAGATAGATTAAGTTCTGAGACGTACCTCTAATTGCTGATGATGATGTAGCTGAAGCAAGGATCTCTGAGCCATTCTCAAGTTCAATATTACCTTTGTTCCATTCCTTGACACCCTGCTGTAACCACTTTGGCAAGTGCTCGTATGCGTTTTGAATTCTACCAAGGATTTCCCTAGCTTGGGCTAACTTGTTTGCAAGGATAGCGACACTATACTGTTCGTTAAACAGAATCTGCCATAAGATGTATGCTGCTACAGTAGTTGTCTTACCAACCTGCCTGGGAAGTTTGCAAATTACGAATCTGTTATCGCCAAACTTTTGTACCATTTCCTCTTGGAAGGGCCAAAGGTCAAAGTTAACAAGACCATGATCAACGTGAACAATTTTAACATAAGTCTTAATAAAGTAGATAGGATCACGAGCACATTTGATGTACTCTTGTACCTGCTCCTGTGTATACTCAACAGGAACACCTACCTTTTTGAGGTTTTTGTTGCCAAGATAGTTTTCTATAGCCATATGCTGTTGACTTTTTTTGGAACACAAGGATAATAGCCGGTGTAGCCGGATTAAGATATATCTTTTAGATTATCCTTTAACATATTCTGTAGTTCGGTCGTAGACCCAACGAAGAGCGCATTGGTTACGTTATTGGGACCTGACTGCACGTTATCTTCTTGTTTGAGCTTTTTGACTTTTGCCTGTACTTCAAGTAAGTCTTTGTTTGCATCAGTAAGAGTTTTCATTAATGATGCAACGACCTCAAATGCGCGGGGATGTTCGCTTGACTTAGCAATCTCTACCAACTCGTGAAGAGCATGAGAACCATTTTCAATAATATCGTAAAGATTCTCTCTAGCATACCTGTAATCAGTATCAATGTCTCCGGTATGATCTCTTCCTTCGCGATTTGTTAGTTCATTGCTGTTGTCTACAGCCACTAGCTCACCTTTAGCTTCGGAGATGCTAGTTGTATCTTCAGGCATTCCAAACAAATCGTTTAGATTGCTTTCAAGTTTTGTTTTAGACACTATCAGTACCACCATCGAAGAATTGTTGATCTTCGATAAATCCATAATCGTCAGTACTACTTATCAGTTCCGGCTCAATGGTAGCTGTGGAATCGGACGTTGGGGTGCCATTAGCTGTCAGGCCCGGTGTAACAGTAAGTATAGAAGATATGGATGAAGAAGAGCCATCGGTTGTCTCAACGTTGGTAGTAGCAATAGCTCTTTTAATAACACCCTGAGTTCTAACTGGGCCAAACAGGTATCCTTTCACTGTAAAGTTCAAAGTATGGATAAGAGCTCTTCTAGTTGAGAAGTCTCCCTCGTATGTGTCTTCTGTTGATATGTCATTAAACACAACAGGAACATCCATCTTTAATTTTAGTTCTGGAATTAAGTTTACACTATTTGTCCACTCGGGTGTGAAGAAAGGAAGTATTCCTTCTAGTATCTGTACACCATCGTCGGCATTCTTTACAAACACAGACAGTGCAATGTTTATATCAAAAGGTACGGGCGTATATTGATACTTAAGTTTGTCCTGATCAGTATACGTATATACGTTTTTTATAGTTGAAGGTAATTTTCGTGTAGAGTTGTAATTCATGGACGTAATTTCAAATGACATTCTTGGTAGCACTATAGCAACGTCGCGATCAAAATTAGGATCTTGAGCAAGCCTTACCAAAAACTTTTCTTTTGGTCCATACGCAATTGGAACCCTTAAGGTTTGGACTCTTTCGCCAGCAGTATTGAATCTTTGTACATCAATGTCGTTGAACATTGTTCCAAACATAATGATGTACTTTCTGATAATACTGTGATAGTAAGTGTGTCCAAACATTAGTACCTATCTACCTCACTAAATGGATTGGACTCGCTGAAGTCCAAAACAGAATCAGCTTCGAATTGAAAGAATGTGTTGTTAGCAGCTGGTGCAGTTGCTGTCATTTCAAATTCCTGCAAGATGCTATCGCCATCCTCACTCTTAATAATACCAGACCCATCTTCGAGAGTGAATTGATATATCAATGTGTTTAGACTAAATTGATCTTCAGTTGCATCTATTGCACTATCACCAGTATTAATTGCTTCACTGCTGTACTCAAATAGTTCGCAGCGAAGATCATAAGACTGCATTCTACCAAGCTGAAAATGTACAGGGCGATCATCGACGTACATTACTTCGAATATCTTGTCCATCATGGGGAAATAGATCAGATCTCCCTCTCTAGGAC